AACTGCTTGTGATAAAAATGGAAATGAAGCTTGGGCAATTGCCTTTGCAGATTCCAAAGGTAGAAGCCCTTCACCAACCTTGGCAACTATATCCACTAGGCTTGATATCTGCGCCCCATTCAATGCAGTTGCAGCAACATCTGCTGCAGGTGGGGCAGTTGCTAAAATAGGGGCATCTAATGCGCTTGCAGGGCTGGTTGGCAATTGGTTTGCAAGGGCTGCTGCATCTACTGCAACCCCAGGGGAACCTGGTCCAAATGCTGGATCCATATTTTTTGGAATCATATAAGATTCCCCACCCTCAAATGGGGGAAGGTTTTCCATTGATCTAACATCATTCCTAGATAGCCAGCCCCAATTCAAAGCTTGGGCATAAAATGCAGCCCTGCCTTGGGAATCACCTCTCATCAAAGCATCTTGGTTATGCTCTGCATAAAGTGAATCCATTGAACTAATCAATTTAAAATTAATTTCCTGTTCCCATCTAATTAACCATGGCCTTAAGGTTTCTTGAAGGAATGAAAGGTTATCCTGTTCCAGATTGGTGTAGGTTCCTTTCCCATTGCCCAACTTGCTTGGGGGTATCTTGAACCATCTTGCAATTTCTTCTATTTGGAATGTTCTACTTGCAATCCATTGGGCATCATCTGGGGGGGTTCCTATGGATTGATATGCAACCCCATTTTGCAGAATGGCAACCCTGTGGGCATTCTTATTAGTTGAATGCATTTCTTCCCAAGATTTCCGCATATTTTGAATTGCTTCTGAATTAAGCTTCCCGGGAACTGTTATCACGCCAGCAGGTTTTCCACCCTGCCCAAAAAAGGTTGCCCCAAAATCTTCAACAGCCATTCCCAACCCAATTGAATTCTTTGCCATGCCAATAACTGAATAACCTGCAACCCCATCAAAAGCCAAGCCTTTGATATGCAGAATTTCAGCAGGTAAAAAGATGATTGTGCCATATTGATAATATAAATTGCCTTCATTATCCCTTACAATTTTGACTTGTGAAGGATCAAGGGGCCATAATTCCATAACCCTGCCTGTTGTTTTATCCCTTACAATCTCTGCATAACCATTTCCCCAAGTTAAAACATGCCCCATCAGGGTTTCCCTAAAGGTCAAACTACTCATTTCTGGGTTTGGTTGGTCATGCAAAATCCTATAAAGTGGATGCCCCAAGGCTTTTGATCTGCCCCCTTGACTATCTTTCATGAATACTTGCAGGGGCAAAGAAGAAACAGCTTCTGAAATAACCCTGACTGCAGCCCAAACTGCTGAATAGGTAAGAGCTGATGCAGTGTTTACATTTTGCCCTGTGGTTGCAGTTCCAGTAAGCGACCATGAACCAGCATCAGTTAACAGGTTATAACCAGCAAGTTTTGCCATGGTGTTTGCAAAGAAACTTCTGATTGTTAATGCCATTATATTTTACAGGAATTCAATCCCTGCTCCTGTTGTTTCTACTGGATCAATTTGCGAAACCTGCCATCTGCCAATGGCCATAACTAAAGCTATTATCCCATCTATTTTATCACGGCTTTTCTTTTTGGATAGCTTGTAATTGCCATTATCATCAAGGCTGCAAGAAACATTCCCCAAATTCCATCTTAAAACAGGGTTACCACTATGCGCCAACCCCTTAGTTAATATTAATTCTTCAAGTTTTTTTGTGGGTGGCCCCATGTTGGGTGGGGTTTGGGGAAACTTGATACAAGTAAAATCATTTAATTCATGAATGATTTGATCATGATGCCAAGGGTCAAAAGCTATTTCTAAAATGTTGTACTGCTGGCTAAGTTCAACTATCTTTTTTTTAACAACTCGATAATCAATCTTGTTGCCTTCGGTTGCTATGATATGCCCCTGTTGAACCCAAGGGGTTATCTTAAATTTGTTTAACCTTTCCCTAAGTTCATAACCTTCATTGGGGCAAAAGAAAACAGGTAAAACAAATGCTGGTTCATCCTCATGTTCGGGGGCAAAAAACAAAACCGCAGCAGTTAAATCCATAGTTGCAGAAAGATCCAGCCCCAAGTAACAATCCCTTCCATCAAGGTTGGGCTTTTCAATTTGGCATTCATCCCACTTCAAAGGGCTGATCCATCTGATATCAGTTTCCACCCATTGGTTTAAATGATCTCTCCTAAAGGCAGCTTCCTTGGCTGGGTTATCCTTGCATTCTTGCACTTGCTGAAAGAAGTATTCCGGTTTTACTGTAACCCCATAACCTGGGTTTGCTTTTTTCCAAGTTTCTTCAACTGTCCAATCATCTTCAAGCCCTGCTGAAAATATCTTTGCATAGAAGGTTGGGTTATTTATGGTTCCATCAATTACTTTTTCTGCGTACTGGTGCATTTCATGACAAAAAGAAGTCCTATCTGAACCTGCTGTTGTAATCATAACTGTTAATGGTTGCCTTCTGGCTAATGTTCCAGTTAATAAAGTATCAAAAAGATCCCTAGATTTTTGGGTATGCAGTTCATCAAGGATGATTCCGTGGGGATTTGTTCCATGCGCTGAATCTGATTCGCTTGAAATGGATCTGTAAAAGCTTTTTAACTTCCCATATTCAATGATTTCCTTCTGAATTTCTAACTTGTTTCTAAGCGCAGGGCAATCTTTTGCCATTTGGGAAGCAGCTTTAAAGCAAATATTGGCTTGTTTTGTGTTGCAAGCTGCAGAGAAAACCTGCGCGCCTGGTTCCCCTTCAATCAAAAGCCATAAGGCAATTGCACTTGCAAGGGTTGATTTGCCTGACTTCCTTGGAACTTCCAAATAAACCTGTCTAACAATTCGATTGCCATCAGGATTCAAAGGTAAAAAGATTGCCCTTAGAATTTCCTTTTGCCATTCTTGCAAGATAAAACTTTTCCCTGCCCATTCTCCAACATTGTGGGTTAATGCCCTTTCAATAAATCCAATAATCAAAGGATCTTTAACAGCCTTTTTTTTACTCATTCTTTTTCCTTACAAATATTATCCAGCCAATCTTTTTCTTGTAATGTTGGATCTGAAACCAACTTGCTTCTGGCTAAAGGATTCAAGCCAAGATTTTTTCCAAGCCCTGCAAGCCTATTTGAAATTACTGTAAGCTGGTCAACTGCTGGATCTGTTTTTTCTGGCCCCCCATTTGCAGACTTGGTAAACCCACCAGATTTATTTAGCTTAATAACACATCGAACCATCTGAGAATACAAGGAACAATAGGCTGCAAGTATATCTGCATCAACAGGGCTTAAAATTGCCATGGGTTTTAAGCCTGTTGTTAATGCAACCCATTTTTCTTTCCCTGTTTTATCCAACCATTCTGGCATCTGTGGAACTGAAACATCGAATTCAACTGGTGCTGGGTTTTGTCTGCTTGGTTTCTTATTCATATTTAAAGATAAGACTTGTCTTAATTGTGGTTTTCTACCTTTTGCCATAACTGCAATCCTTTATTAAGTAAAATTGACTAGGTTTTCTGTCCAAAATCGTGGAATTTTGCGTGTAGGTAGTCCGCCTTTTTTCTAAAATGTCATGATCCCCCCCTAGGGTCAATTTTTGCGTGATTTCCCTATTTTTTAAGGTTTTTTCCCTTTATTTTTTTTTGCTTTCAATGCAAAGGTTTCATGCCATGTTTTTCGATTATGGCAACTAACGCATAAGGGTTGAAGATTTAATCTGTCATAAGTTCCACCCTTTTTTAAAGGTTTAATATGATCCACAACTGTTGCTGGCCCTTGGCAAGTTCTGCAAAGGGGTTCCTCTGCAAGTATTGCTGCCCTTATTTTGCGCCATTGGTTGTTGTATCCCCTGATAGATGGGCTTGGCCTATTATGGGTTTGCGGGTTCTTTCCCCTTGGCAGTTTCTTCTTGGGGTTTGGATCATGTCTTGGTTTATCCCATGGCATTAGTGGTTCTCCAATAGTTCAATAAAACATTTGGCTTCTGATCCATCCCCAGCAACAAAGATAACTGAAAGGCTGTTAACTAAACTACAATTATCATCCTTAATTATGTTCATCTTTGTTAGTAGGTCAAGCACTGGTTTTAAGCAGTTGTCAAGATCCCTATCCTTGCGCCAACCCTTCCCTGAAGTAATAACCATAATGAATTTGAAGGGTGGGTTAATCTTTGCCCCTTTGCGGGTCATTTGAATCATCAAAGCTGCCTCTTCCATCCATTGCATATATCGTCTGCTTCTGTAAACTTGGCCCCCTCTTTTGCTTCGATACATATGGTTGACTGATGGGGGAATTGGCAGTTGTAATTTCATGAAGGGCTTTCTTATTTTTATGGTGGGCAATTTGCAGTTTATAAAACTTGTTTCTGTATTTATTCATTAACAAATGTTTCTGGCTTAATTTCCTTCTTTGCGTATCCAGTTTCATTTTAAGCTGAACATTACTTTTTAATAACCTTCTGAATTCTGCAGGTTTGCAACTGCAATCAACGCAAAGCCCAAACCAAAGCATTCTTTTTAAATCACACCATTTGCAATTACCAATCATTTGATTTTCCTTTTTTGTTCATCCCAAAGAAGGGCTTCGGGTGGGTAAAGTAAATCAAAAGGAATTTGATAGCAGGGAATAGGGGCATGATCAATTTTAAAGTTGTTCATGATACTTGCACCAGAGATTGCCCCAATGATTTGAACCCTCAAATTATAAATAAATTCATAGGGGTTATTAATTATAACCATGGTTTGCAGATAAATGATATCTGATGAAATCCTAGATGGGGGAACCATCATCATTTGCTTTAAAGGTTCATTGCAAAGGCTGTCAACTGCTTTGATATTTACGCCTGGGATATCTTCCCCACCATCCCCTGTGGTTCCATCGTTATTGATTTGCTGTTGGATAAAGAATCTTGAAAGGTTGCCAAAGATCCAAAGATGCACTGCAGCTTCCCCTGCCAGCCCTATGGCTTGATGGTAGGTTTGTTCTTCGGTTGGGTTGAGGTTCCAACTTTTCATCTTCCCTGATTGGATTGGTGGCCAATTATTTTTAGCCATCCATTCAGCTTTTGCGCTGGCTGCCATCCAAATCAAACCAGCTTGGTTTTCATCAAGTGAAATTATCATGGGTTCCTTCCCTGATTAGCCATAGGTTCTAACAGAATCATCCACTATTAAATTAATTGGGTTTGGTTTCTTAGCTGCCTTTATTTCAT